TCTGTACGATAAAATTATCGTATCCTGCTTCGCTGCGAAAATAAACATATTTGCTACTGGTTGAAATTTCTGGTGCTACTATCAGTTCAAATAATTCAGGATTATCTGGTATTCCATCGTTGTCTGTGTCTGGAAATGTAATTAAAATCTTACTAGAATTCTCATAGCCGTCTGATGCTACAATACTTTTAAAAATATACCATATGTAATCTAACGCCAATGGCGCACTGTCATCTGGATTGTTATTAGTTTTTAAAATTTTAATTTGGTCGTATACTGTAGTGCCTGTTGCAGCATCAAAAATCTTAACAGCTTCATCAAAATAGAAATCTGTTTCTAATACGCTTTCGAATATATAATTTAGATTACGATAATAAACAGTATAAGTTTGCCCTACTGTTTGGAATCTAATTAACCAACTGCTGTCTAATGATTGGCCACTGGTATTACCGCTATTAGTTGGGTCAAAAATTTCGCTGGTACTAACGTCGTTTGGTAAAATAATTCTCCAACTGCTGGTATTAACATCATACCTTAGTCCAAAATCTTCGTAGGCCTGCACATATCCTACCATGGTATTGATCAGTGATTCAGAAAAATCAATATTAAATACACTAAACACTCTGTCAGCAATAGCACCTTGTGGTACAATTTGATTTATAATTACCGGACCTGTTCCGTTGGCTAAGTTGCCTTGCCCTCCGTTAGTACCGTCACTGAGTAATTGCTCAATGGTAGCGTAGATATAAATTTTATCGCCAGCTTTGCTTGGCATACCTGTTTGTATGTTATTACGTGCGTCAAAATAATTGCCCTGACCAGCTGAAAATCTTACAATAGCACCTTGGCGTATAAATTTAAAATTGCTATCTACAGTGGGGCCTACTTGTAGGATTTTATCTAACGGATCGTAAAAATACCCTGTGCAGCCGTTTGATATTGCAGAACTGTAATTCCAAAGTATATTCGACACTGAAATCAACGGAAAGTTTGCATAATAGTACTGTAGCATTTCTTTTTGTTGTACCAATGGAACTACTTGATTATACATGGTTTTATAAATGTCATTGGTTGTATTATAGTCAAAGTTAAACGTTGCAATGATTGAGTCACGATATAGCATGCCATCTTGACAGAATATGTTAGTGCTAGAGTACTTGCCTGTTACGTCAATGACATCAAGATAACGACTGATGCCTGAGCTGGTACGATTGACTGCTTTAATTTTTAAAATATCATTGAACAAGGTGTAAGGTAAAATATTATAGTCTTCACCGGTGACCATGCGATTCTGTGTATAAAATTGTTGCGGCGCTTTTTGTCTGATGTCCTCAATGGTGTCACGACTAGTAGCATTAGCCACTGTATATTGTAAACTACCTCTGATAGTAATGGTTTCAATTCTACCGGTTCTACTTACATAGTTAATAGGTACTATAATACCCTGCATCTCACTAGGAGTAATTTTATAGTCTAGCCCGTTACTGACACGATAATATATACGGAAGTTACCTTGGGGAATATTACTAAATGCGCCATCACCAAATATCAAATCAACTTGATCACCTGCCCTAGTTGCCACTTGATAAATGGAACGCACATTACTTTGATTATAGATAACATTGGTATTATTAACCGCAGGTACTTGTTCCCACAATTCAATCGGGTTACCGTCAGCATCTAATCTATAAACCCAAATATCATTATTGTTGATATTGTCAATTGTTACACTGTAAACTCGATTTGGAATACTTTCTGTAAATGCTACATCGGCTGATCGTAATGAGCCTTGCTTAAACATCATAAAGAAACCAGTATTGATGCTGCTATTACCTAAATTATCGTTTTTGTAAAGTAGATTGAATGGTAAATTAGGGCGAGGAGCAACTTCATAAAGTATACCTTCTCCGGAACTTGTAGGACTTACTATTTCAAAAACATTTTCAGTTCCGCCAACTGCACTGTTAAAACTGTATGTTGGTACAATACTAGGCACCAAGCGAATTTGATATTCTTCATTAATAATCCCGTTAATTAGTTGACTGTTACTAGGTTTGCCGATGATTTGATTTGAAACTAGACTAGAATTAATCACTGCGGTAAATTGTTCTAACCAATTGTCATTACCAGAATCTGCCCAGGTAATAACTAATCCTCCAAGATTAATACCGTTGCTGTCAAATACTGCTTCAGTGGTGCTGACACTGTCGACTTTTAAAAAGCCACTGGCGGCAATATTACGTTTAGGATTATAAGATATTAGACGTGCAAGTTTCAATATACTATCACGACGCTGTGCAGTATCAATGAAGTTTTCACGTGCATTTAAATCACTGCGGAATGCAAGACTCTGTCCTAAAAATGCAATTAGATCAATTAATGCTACAAATTCGCTGGAATCAATATAGTCGTTGAAGTCTTCAGGATAATATAATCTTAAATAGTTGATCATACTAGCACGTAACGTTTCAAAATCGTAACTTTGAAAGTCTGCGTTGCGGAAGGTCTGATAGAGTCTAGTCCAATCTTCAGCAACTAGTAACCCTGTTTGTCTTGTGGTGATAGCCATACGAATTTCCTGTTATAATGTATTTATTATAAGGAAAAAGTAGGTATTTAATTAACTAGAGAAAAGTGTTCTAGCTTGATTATCAAACTGTAGACTCATGGTATTGCTCTGATTAGTCTGCAGATATCTAAGATCTAAAACTATTTGCAGTCCTCTTTCGTATTCTGTAACAATAATGTTATCAAAACTAACACGAGGATCGTATTTGGCTATGGCTTTGATGTCTTCTGTTATAACGCTTTTTAATTCTTCAGTGAAAGGTTCGTGTAACACGTTCCAGATAATAGTACCAAAATTTGGATTCATCAGCTTTTCACCCTTGCGAATGTTAAAGTGATTGATGATATCCTGTTTAATCAATTCCATGTCTGTCAGACGGAATTTTTTATTAGGAACTAGTGTACTGAAACCTCTATAAAAATTAGCCATAACAATATTTATCCTATGCTGTTTTTGGTTGATCTATAGTTGCAAGTTTTGGTGCCAGCACTGCTATTGCATATTTGCCATTTTGAAAATATTTGTCACCTGTTGTTCCGTACTGATCAGCACCACCTGCACCTTTACGCCACTGATTGGCGCCGCCTGCACCTAATAGATGTGCCACTGCTAGTAAACCACCAACTTCTTCAGATTTTAATTCTGAGGTTATTGCACCACGTTGTACCAAACTGGTATAATTTCTTAGGGTGTGTTCACCTATGGCCGTTTCTTGTTCTGCTTTACCTGCTGACGTTTTTAAAAATGTATCTAAACTATCTATTCCGTTTTTTCCCTTCCATTTATTAGAATTAGACATCTCTGCATTACTTGAGCAATCGCTGGTTAAATATCCTAGATCCTTAAGAGCCTGATAGCTAAATTGATATTTGCCAACAGCATTAGCAGTGTTAACTACTTCGTATTCGCTAGCAAACTTAGTTTTGTCGAATCCTAGTGCGCCACCGCTGGTTGTTTTGGCCACTTGTGCAAAATAAGCTGTCATCTGTTGAGCAGTCAATGGACCTATTGCACAGTCAGAACTAGATTGTGCGCGAAGATCTAATTCGGTGGCTCCTGTAGGTGCAGTGCCCGCCACTGCTTTGGTCTTATCAACAGCGTCCTTGTATGCCGCTGCAGGAGTTATTCCTAACGCAGTCGGTTCAGCGAATGGCGGTAGTTGCCCTCTAGCATACGGCTCATGACTCGGTGCTACTCGAACAATAGAACTTAAACTAGATGCAGCTACCCACAGTCCTGTAGAAGATTCTTTTACTGTATCAGTTAGCGAATTTACCTGTATAGGTTTAGGCGGAGTAACTGCTTTTGTACCTCCACTATTTTGTTTAATACTGCTGCCTTCCATTGATAGATCACTGCCGGCTTTTAGAGATATAGGACCAGCATCTACATTGAATTGCCCTCCTGCTTTTAAGCCTATAGTACCGCCTGCACTTACCACTATAGCGGCACCACTAAGCGCATTTATACTTGAGGCGTCAATCTGAAAACTGCTGCTTGCTTTTATATTAATTTTGCCGCCAGCGTTCATATTAATATCGCGATCAGCATGTAAATTAATACTACCTTCAGTGCGAACGTTGACTCCGTTGTTCGAGTAAACATTAATTGCACCTGTATTAGTCATTTCAATCCAACTAGTACCATCTGCATGATTGATGTACAATGAGTTTTCTGCATCATGCATCATAATTTGATGACCTTGCGCTGTACGTAATCGTATTAGTTGATCACGTCCTGTGAGGTTACCGTCATCCATGATGAAACTATGTCCACCTTGTCTAGTGGTGTAGGCATAATCTGCTTCAGTCAGCTGTCCTTTGGCCACCTTGGCTAGAAAATTATCAGGATCTCTAACTCCTGGGTCCGGAAAAGGACGACCAGGAGTACTGATACCAAATACTTGACTAGGAGTTTCACGCTGACTACTGCTGCTGATAGGTCCTCTAACAGTGTCTCGGTCTAATCCTTGATTGACCATAACTCTATACTGTGGCTCGTGAATTGGTTTCGGATTGTTAAAAAAGTCGGCTTTTTGATTGATAGTAGGATCGTTATCGTTAAATTCAGTTACTGGCGCTGGATTTCCGGGTCTGTAGGAATTTTTAATGTCTGCACTTGCTCCGCTAAGATCAGTGTTGGTACTGCCCGCTATTGCAGGTATCATAAATCTACTAATACTACTATTCACGCAGGCAAACCAGTAGCCGCG